CAGTAAGATTTTTATCTTGCTGTATTAATTGCTAGGGATGCGAAAGCATCCTAGGAACTTTGTTTGGAACAATGAAGTTCTGTTGCCCGATTAACTCATCGACCGAAGATAGCTAGTTGGGCGTCGTACCTTGGCTCTTGAGACCAGGTCCGTTTTGACGAATTGTCAGGTTAACACCGTATGAGGTGACGGCGATTAATTCGTTACCCACATTTTTCTTTTTAGTTCTTTATGTCAAAAGAAACTAAATCTGGGTTTTTCCCATGCACCCCTTGGTGCACAACCATTATGGTTAACGTTATGTTATGCTTTAGAGCATTTCGTTTTCCATTTTGGCATGGTTTATGAATACTTCCGTAAAAAATGTATAGTGGTTGAAGATACGACCTTAGTATCTAGATGTTGCAAGTCTAGTGAAATGGCTCTATTGCTCTTTAACCCTTTCTTGTTCATTCTTGAAGAATGATCTTTTCGTTACCCTATCTGGTAATGAAGTTTTTGAAATCGATTTTATTATCGTTTTGGAAGATCCCACCGTGGAGAATGTCTGGCTGGACCGACCATGGATGGCTAATTACCCATCACGATTCTATTATCGAAATTGACTACTTAGTTATCACGCCGACGCAATAGATTGCAGTGCGTAAACGAGTGGCAGTGACTTATTGAGAGTAAGTTGCCAATTGTAGACGAATGACTCCTGTTTTGCTTAATGAACAACTCATATAACAAGACTAAAGCCCCCCAAATCCCTCTTTTTAAGACAGAGGCAAAAGAATCTGCGGATAGCGACAAGCTATCATTCGAATCCATGTATTCGACAAAATGTGCACTCCATACTCGAGCAGGTCGAGTAGGAGAAGCGGATGAGGACAACATTGAGTTGTTTATCAATTCTGGTGGAAATTTCCACTCAGAAACAAATTCTTCTTGGTATGACCAAGATGAAGATGAGCTGGACAGTGGTGACCAATGGTTATCCCACTGTAGTCGTGGACGACAGCACAACTGTAATTCATTACAGTCTGCTGAGGAAGAAGAAGACGATGAAGCGCAAGCAGAAGAGAACGAGAGCGAATTCATGAAAATGTTATCGCTCGCCGCTCCTGCCCTGAAAGCTCTTACAGAGCACATCGGAACACACATTCCATTCACCTTTGGTGAGTTGTATGAGAATTTCCGAATTCTGCGCCTTATGGTGCGGAATAGTAAAACATATGATGATTATTTCTGTGTTTTACAGGCCTCCTTTCGCCTATTTAAGGGTGTGGTCATCACTGATGTCGCAATCAAGCGCGTCAGAGACCTCCTCACTCCGGCTAGGGATGTCCAATCTTCTGGACCTGAAGAAGTTATCTCAGCCCTCCGCTCTATGTTTGACTACACTACGTGTGTCACTGAAAGCGAGTTGGTTAAAAAACTTGTTAAGGTCTATTCATTCATGCTTACGCAGGGATATCTTAAGACCTTGGGTCTCGAACTCAACGACGAAGAATATTCGAAGGCTGAACAACGGGCTTTTTTGTCCGCTTATTCTTCCAAGAAAAGCTTTATTTGTTGTGTAATCGATACATCATTATTCTTATGTCAACGCTTAATTGAGTTTCGTAAGAGTGGTGATACAACCGTTTTTCTTAAGTCTGGAAAGGCTTTTGATGATTGGTTATCCGAGGCAGATCGTATCTTGAATCTTGCCCCCTTTGTGGGGAATTTGGAGGTTCATGGTACATCATATTTCTCCTTTCTTGCAGATCTCAGGGATCTAATAGAAAAGGGAAGTGCAATTGTACGCTTCACGCGGGCTCGCACTGGCGACGATTCTAAAGTCGTTAGTATGAAACTCGCTCGTTTGCAATTGTTGCAGAATACCGAGATTACTCGGCGATCTGCACAAATGGAGAGAAAAGCGCCCATGGCAGCGCTTATCACTGGTGGATCCAGTATTGCTAAATCTTCCTTTTCGAAGATTCTATTCAACTACTATGGAGCCCTGTTTAATCTTGACCATTCCGATGAATATCGTTATGTGAGAGATCCAGTGACTGAATATTGGACTAATTTTGACTCTAGTAAGTGGTGCATCCAGTTGGATGATCTCGCTTTTATGAATCCGAATAAATGTCCCGATCTAGATTCGACTTTGAAAGAAATCATTCTAGTTGTCAACAATGTTCCGTATGTCCCTCCACAAGCTGCCCTTGAAGACAAGGGTAGAACGCCAGTGATGGCACAGCTGGTTCTAGGAACTACAAATAGTGAAGACTTGAACGCTAGTGAGTACTTTTGGTGCCCATTAGCTGTTCGTCGTCGTATGCCTTTTGTTATTCGTTTGAAACCTAAAGCTGAATTCACCCATGAAAATGGGCGATTCATCGACCCAAACAAAATTGTAACAGAGGAAGGTAAATTTTCCGACCTCTGGGAAATTGAAGTTTGTAAGGTAGTACCTGAGATGCGACACAATCGCGAGTTTGCCAAACTTGAAAGTGTTCGCACATTTAGTGCAATAGATGCGTTTCTCCAATACTTTGGGAAAGCGTGTGTTGAGCACGATGTTCACCAGGATGCTGCTATGGCGAAGGATAAGGATATGCAGACTATTGAAGTTTGCCCTGCGTGCTACGCCCCCCTACCCCATGATGAGTGTGTCATGTTGCAGTATGGCATATTGCCAGATTCCAACTTTGTCACCTTACCGTGGGTGTGTCTTTTATTGTTACCATATCTTCCTTGGGAAAGCATTTTGTCCCCTCTCCAATCTTTGTGGAAGGGATATTTTGCATTCTTTTGTCAGATTGTGGTGATATCCTACTTATGCAGAGAGCGTATTTTAGGATATGGTGAATTATTGCACCATTATGAGGGACATGTTTCACCTGCCATCAACATTGTGGTGAGTTGTGTGAGTGTGGTCTTGGGTATAGTATACTCAATAATACCATCTCGCGCAACCATTAGTAATTCGTTTAACTGGGTAGCAGAAAAATTAATTGAAATTCAGACCTTCAGGCGAACTATGAGATATGTCTCACGAATTCGAGCTGGTAGGTTTGTCTTGATGAAGTTTTTTAATGCTATCGAGAATGAACGCCTTCACGTCGCTTACGTATCACTAGCAGTGTACGAGAAGCGAAAGAAGGGTTTGAAAATCCTTGTTGGATTGTTGGCAATCGCAAGTAGTGCTTTTGCACTCTATACCACGTATAAGAAATATTCGCCTACTAAGGCGGCTTCTAAAGTCGTCGATGAGGATGAAGTTTCTAGTGAGAGTCCTGATATGAATGTTCAGGCTGAAGTTTCTGAAGCTGATCAATTCGTAAAGGAGTCTACCGCTAATGTGTGGTATAACCCACAAGTGGAGCTAACGACATTTGACATGCCTTTAGCTTCCACCAGTTTGGTTGGCATCGATGCCGATGGAGTTCGCAACCTCTTACACAAGAACTGTGTATTGTTGTATATCCGCGGTAGAGGTGACAAATACAAACGTGTCATGCGCGGCGTAATGCTGGCTGGCCATAAGTGTCTCACTAATGCACATGCATTTAGAGCAGACTGCGAATGGTTCACAGTTCGCGTGATACAATCAGACGATAGTGGAGCTTTTAAAGCTAACCAGGAGTTCGAGATTCATCGTACTACTGTAGCTTTCTCGTCCGACACTGATATTTGCATCTTTGATGTAGAATGTTTGCCACCATTTCGTAGTATTATGAAGTATTGGCGCGATTCGGATCACAACCCCACGAGTTGTCTACAACTTAAGAGAAGTGACAATGGTGCAGTCGTTGAAAAGCGTACTGTATACAATCTCAATTTTATCCCTAAAATGAAGATTCCAGTCTTGGAGAAGACGTGTGATATCTACATGGGGGATGGAGAAGTTGAAACTGCAATTGGCGATTGCGGTTCATTGTGTATAAGTATTACCGGGCGCGGTCCTTATATCTTTGGTATTCACATACTAGGGAGAGAAAGGATGACTGGTATCTTATCCATCAAAAGGAGTGAGATAGAATCACTCCTTAAACACCCGGCTCTCAGCACAAGACCAATAGTGCAGGCAGGATTTATGCCTCTTATGGAGGTAGAATCACGTAAGCACGTTTTGGGTGCGCTCCACCACAAAAGCATGGTTCGCTATGTTGATGGAGGAGTGGCTAAAGTTTATGGATCCTTTATTGGATTCAGACCAAAGCCGAAGAGCAAGGTGTGTGCCACACCACTACAAGCAGAGATGCTAGCGCATTATGAGCGCGAAGTAGAATACGGACCACCCGCGATGTCGGGATGGGAACCGTGGCGTAACAATCTTATCACAATGGTAAGGCCGAAGTCGATTTTTGACCGGCGCATTTTGAGAGAATGTTCTAAAGCATTTCTTGCTGATATTCTTGCTGGACTCGATTCTGATCAACTAGGTGAACTAGTTGTTTTGTCAGATAGAGCAGCAGTGAATGGAATTCCTGGGGTGAAGTATATTGATAAACTCAATACTAACACTTCTATGGGATTTCCGTGGTGTAAAACCAAAAAGCAGTTTCTTGTCGATGACATCACAGAAGAATACCCTGAGGGGGTAACTTTTGAGAAGGAGGTTTGGGATATTGTGCGATTCATCGAGGATGAATACGCACTTGGAAACCGTGTCAACGCGATCTTTTTCGGTTGTCTCAAGGATGAGGCTCAACCTTGGAAGAAGATTCTGATCAAGAAGACCCGCCTTTTTATGGGTGGGCCCTTACCATGGGGTATAGTTGTTAGGAAACAATTATTGCCCTTTGTGCGTCTCTTACAGCGTAATCCCACGCTGTTTGAGTGTTCCGTTGGTCTTCCAGCACAATCCCCAGCATGGGGGTCGTTGCGTGACCATCTGACGACATTTGGTGAGGAACGTATGGTTGCAGGTGATTATAAATTCTTTGATAAGGAAATGATCGCCGAATTCATTTTGGAAGCCTTTGATATTATTATCGGGGTTTACAGAAAATCGGGAGCTGATGAGACTCGCCTGCGCACCATTGCATGCATTGCTGAAGACATTGCGTTTCCAGTATGTAATGTGAATGGTGATCTCTTT